AGATCTCAAGCAATTGCTGAAACGAGCGAGAGAGCAAGGATGAAGGTGATCCATCCAGTAGCTCTTGGAAAGAGTATGAGTCCAAACACCCACATGCTAATCAGTCCCGCGATCACGAGATGTTCCTGCAGCTTCTGAAGGATCCGTCACCTCACTGTCCTTCCAGCTGTATCCGTTCGCGATGCAGCGCGAGCCCGGGGCACCGGTCAACGCATACTGTTTGCCGGGCTCAGGTCTATCGACAACGCGATCTTCATCACGCCACCCATCGGGTGGCGTGTTCTCCTTATTAATTTTTTTGATCAATTTACTCAGCTTCATTGGCTACCTCCTCCAGGTCATCATCGTCAATGCCTTCGCAGAACGAAGAGTGATCCCCGGTGTACTCGTATATTTTGCCATCTACGCTTTCCCCATTTTCATCGACCTTTTGAAAGGTCAAAGAATGAACTTGTAGTCCGTAGTATTTGCTCATGTGTTTCTCCTTATATGTTGATTGAAATTATACCAAAGCCAAATAGTATGGCCAGATAAATTGCTGTTGTATATATTATTATCATTGCTCTCCTTTGTTGCGTGTCCAATCCCAGGTCTATTGAAGAAGCTTACTGTTAAACAGCCACGCCTAAAATAGTTAACCCCAATAGACCAGGGATCACCAGCTACTACAACAGTGCTGACTCCTAGAATTCAATTGAGTCAGCATACGTTCGCTGATGACCGTGCTACCGGACGAAGTCATATGAAGTTCATCTTTCCCCCGCGTTAACGGATAAAGGGTAGCATTCGCACACTAGTTGCGGTACCTTAGATTGCCTGCAGCTGCATCTAATGTGCAGACCTTACATAAGACATGATGGGATAAATGTCAAGAGGAATTTTTTAATTTTTTTAATCTTTCTTCAAACGACCATTTCTTTTCACTAGGTAGTTCTTGTACCATAGCTTCTACCAGCTCCTGTAGGGACTGGTTACGCTGCTTGAGCTCTTCTAGTTTCTTATTGTACAAACGAGATCTGTTCTGACTTCGAACGAGATCGAGAGCATCAAAATCTACTGCCATATCATTACTCCTTTTCCTTTTTCACATTACACATTTCTTCCCTGCTGTCCAGAAAAATTCCCACACGCCTCCTGATCCGCACCAGTATCCTGAGCTTCACCAGCGGGGGTGAAAGAGTATGACGAAAACGAGAACGAGCTTCTACTTGACACCGAGAACGAGCTCTACGCTGCTGGTCCCGTCACCAGGCTACGTTAACAAAGAGGGTAAGTAACGTAGCCAGGAAACGAGAACGAGGTTTATGCCACCTGCTGTTCAGGATCACGCTGCACCAGCTCCCTGAGCAGGTGATGCTGGATGGTGCTCCACTGACCGGTAGCCGAGAACGAGCAACGAGGAACAAGAGAACGAGGATCAGTGAAACTGGACACCGGTCTGTACAGTTCTATACGTCTCTGCGAGAGGGTCTTACCCAAGTTTTCATGTATGATAAATACAGTTCCACCAGCTTTGATATAACGGTTTATCCATACAACTTGCCACTTGTTTAGATTAGGATAATTAAGATTATCTGATTTTAATTCTAACCAAAAAACACCAGATTTATGTACGCCATGAATATCAGGAATTCCATTAATTGTGCTAGATTCTATGCGGGTTAAAAAGCATTCACTAAGTCCTTTTTTTACTTTCTGCCAAAGCAAACTTTCTCTTTTTTTATCTGACATAATTAACTAAGTTTTTTTATTTCTTTGATAACTGAATTAGGAATAATAGTGGTGTTGCCAATCGATTCTATGTCCTTACCATTCTCTGCAAATGAATAGTCTCCAAACAATCTAGTGACACCTTTTGATTGACTTAGGAGATGACCTTTGGTGATGCAGGTAGCTAAATTAGATTTCTTTAAAGCATCAAAGCTTGTCCAGGAGCTGTCCGAAACAATGTCAAACCATTCTACAGAAACCATAGGATATTTATCTATCTCAGAATTAATTCTTTTAGGTGCACTGATCTTTTTTCTATTCATCAATTTCTACCTTTATTTTACCAACTGATGTTACCAGAGTGGAGTTATGTACTTGATTAAAAGCGTCTAACCAATCGGGCCAACTAGCTGCTCTCAATTGTTGTAACGTCTTCTGACTTAACTTCAATTGTTTTGGCGTTGTATCCATCAATTTTTTGGGATAGTTCTTCCAATTTCTTTTCAAGTTGTTCACGTGACATACCCTCCAGACCAGTTACTGTAACTTCTTTTCTATCAACGTAAGCACCTGCTAATTGTCCTGATCTATATTCTGCATTGATAGCTGCAGCAAATTGATCTTTTTTCTCAGCTTTATTGGCAAGTCTTTCTAATCTTTTGTAACGTCTAAGGTTGTCACTTTCGTACATCTTAATTTCTTGTTCAAATCTTTTATCGTAATATTTTGCAATATGTGGATTTACTTTTCTATTTAATAATTGTGATGCATGTGATCGTGCAGTTTCTATACTTTTACTTTCGTAACCTGCACGTTTTAAAGCTTCCGCTTGTGTAATACTGCCATGCTCTTGTACTAAAATTTCAACAAACAATCTTTGCTTTGGAGTCAACTCGTGCTCAGTTTTTAACTCGTTTTTTTTCATTATTGTTCTCTGATATATTTTTGTAATTTTTTCTTATCACTCATCTCAGATGCATATGTTTGTAATGCTCTAGCATAATCTGTTTTTGCAGACTTCCTAGTTTTTAACGGTTGCATCTTTGTTAAATCAGTTATTGTTTTACCAGAAGTTTTAAAATATTTTTTAGCAGCAGCTTTAATACCTGTAGTAAGTAAACCACCAAACATCATTTTTTTGTACATTATATAAATCTTCCTTTCATAGCTTTTATAACACCACCAAGTTTTTTTCTACCCATTTTTTCGGCAATAAATTTTCTCACTGATTGTGATATTGCATCTTGATTAGCAGCTCTTTCTTTTGCAGTCATCATAGGAATTTGCATACCTTTACCTTTTTTATCAGATGCATAAGCTTTACCAAAAATTTGTGGTTTTCTACCCATCCATTTTTTTGATTCAACTTTAGGAGCTGACAAATAAGCAGATTTATCCATAAACTTAGTGTTTCTTATTTGTCTTTTAATTGACATTTTTTTAAGTTCATAAGGCTCCACCCCCATCACCACACCTTTTTTAGCCATTCCTTTAGATCTTCTAACTTGTGACTTGTGTTTTCTGAAAGCTTTTCTAAACTGTTCTTTTGCAGTATTAAAGATAATCTTTTTAATCATAATTTCTATTATATAGATTTTTCAAAGTAATGACTATACTCCCCTAGTCAACTGATGACTGCTCCGCAAGAGTGGTGTATCCCAGATACACCATAGATACACCATAGATACACCATAAAAAGTGACTTAAAGTATTGATATATATACATTATTCTTCTTCGGATACACCAGATACACCTCTTTTACCCCCTGAGCACTTTTTTATTTTCATTACTCTAGAATATCTATATAGTAAAAAATGAATTGATACATGAATACGGCTACTTGGCAACTTAACTGGTTCGTTGTCCGGTGGCCGTTATCACTTATTCCTTATCCAATACCACTAAAACTACTTTAGAATTATTATAAACTATATCATTGGACACAGATTACCGGATATGGTACCTTGGGACATGCGTACTATTTGTATGTCATGTAAATACCTTACAACGTCTGCAGGTCTTTTTTGCTCTCTTAGACCTGCAGGTGTAAAATACTTTTTTCCACCATGACTACCCTAACCTCTTAAGATTCTCTTCCACAATTTTTTTCTTAATTTCTCTTCTTTCCTCTTTAGATTCCGCCTCTCGATACAGTCTGTACAGCTCACGATAGTTCAACCAGTGCTGTTGGATTTTTGTAAATTTTATTTTGTCACTTCTAAGTAATTTAATATATTCTCCTCGAATCATCTCGGGATCCATATCAGCTGACCAGCACACCTCCTGAAAGTCATCAGAATTCTCTACAAACCACTTATGAGCATCTTCCTTCCAATACGTTTCTTTTTTAAAATTAGAAGTATTTAATGCGTCCTCTAACGCCTGGACAATAATAGCTTGAAACAACCTATGCTCAGATAATGCTTTAGGTTTAGTAAGTTCCATAGATAACTTAATGCCCAAATGTTTTAACAAGCCGGGAGAGAAGCTCATAAAATTTCCTAACCTCACGTTTAGGATATTGTCGATTACGCGTGTATTTATATTGATCGAAGATTAGATCTATAAATTCAGTTCTGCCATCTCCTGACATTTTTTTTACAAACTGAACCGTCTCATCAGCTAGTTTTTTACTAGTATTGTTCGCCATTTGCATAACCACGATGCGGGAAAAGATATGGATTGGGAAAATACACCGTGGTTATACATTTTTTACGACCAGCTTTAATCCAGCAGCTTCAGCTGCTTTTTTTCTACCGAGTCGCCATCTATTCTCGATTTTCTCAAGAAAAGAAAGACTAAAATTTCCTAAACCAAAGTCATTTCCACAATACAACTGAAACATCAAACTGGTTAACTCATCATAAGTTTTTTTATTCGGACACACCATTACTAGCTTGTCCAATGCCAAATTTAATGCTTCTTCACTGCTTTTTTTAACAGCTTTACCCACAAAATATCCTTTTGTTAAAAGTTAAACATTTGTGATCGTTGTTCGGTGAAAATAAAGTGTTTTGAAAGCCCCACTTATTTCATTTAGGCTTAGGAATACGTTGATTTGATTATTAAGTTATTTAAATTTTAATTGCAAGTAAAAAAAAGGAGCCAGTCTCCCGGCTCCTTTCGATCCCTCGGTTTAAAGGTTAACCATCCAACCTTGGATCTATTTACCGTTGAGCAGCTTCTTGCCCTCAGAGAGTAAATTCTTTTTCATGTCCTCATAAGATCTGCCTTCTTTCTTAGCTATCTTATGAATTTCATCATCTACCAATTTTGCAATCATAGAGCCAGGTCTTCTAAAACCTTGTTTACCCATAGCTCTGATGATGGTGTAGGACTCAATGTCCACAGCACATGATTTCCATCTTTCTATATCCATTGTCCTATCTCCTATACGTCTTGATACTCTTTACTCTTATAAAATTCAACCAAATTAATTTTATTTTTTGGAGAAAGTCCTGCGTTATAGATACGTTCAATAATAGCCACATAATCTGCAGTAGATGTCCCTGTTAAAAACCAAGAAGATCTAGTTCTACATGCTGTTAAAAAACGTTTTGGATCAAACTTAGGATGCCTGTCCGCCACAATGTATGAACAAACCATTGATCTCTTAAATGTTTTATTCTTCACGGACTCCATGCCATAGAAGTATTTTTTTAGCTGCATCAATCGGACTCCGATACGATCGCAGTGTTCAATACCACCTGCAGGGATTACAAACTGTCCTGTTTTAAAGTCATGACTTATTCTTGACCACAGTGAAGTTTGTTTTAATAAAAGGACCACAGCTTCTGCAACATTGATACCAAACTGCTGCATCTTTTGTTTACAGATTTTATAATCCATTTTATTTCTAGCACAGTGCTGATCCAAATAATTAACCATAGACCAGTTCTTACGACCTGTATTAAGTCTTGCAACATCCAATGGATCATCTGAGTCCATAATAATGTAAGGTACTTTCAGATCTAATTGTTTTCTTGCTTCTAAAGTATGTTGGCCATCAATGACTTCCATATTTTTATTTACACGAATTGGATCGTATAAATCTTTTTCAGCAATCAACTTTTTTAACTGCTCCACGTGTGTTGGATCTACAGGTCTATTACCTCTAGTTTTTTTAAACCTACTGTAATCAGTAGTTTCAAAAAATTTATTTTTTATTTGTGTGTTCATCTTTTCCTCCTTTGGGTTAGAACAGCATTGAGTAAAATAATCCACCAATAGCTAATAAAAAAACTTTTGGTGAGATTAACGTTATGAATAGAAGTAGAAAAAAATAAAAAACATTTTTATTAATCATTTCTACCCCATCTTTGAACAGCTACTGAAGCTTTGATATCTTCTTCATCTTGAATTGCTTTTAATTCAGAATAAATTAGATCCGCTGCTACCCATTCATTAATTGGATACACAGGAGCTGCATCATGATCAAACTCCAACCTCACTGTTGCTAACCTTGTACGTTGATCTTTGAAATGTTGATCAGTCGCATCAAGTTCTTTGCCATCAACAGTTAAGTGTTGGGTTTTAGATAAAATAGAGTCTATTTTTTTTATAAACTCTACAAACTCTGGTGACTTAGAATAAATATTAATTTTTTGCATTAACCCTCCAGAGTTCTATTTTTGCTACAACATGGCTTAATGCATCGTGAAATTTAATTTGGCCTTCCAAACTATCTCTCACCTTTACTGATTTGTATGGTTCGTTGTTAACCATTAATTCTAAGGTGTCCGTTTTTCGATTAAAAAAAACTGAGAACACTTCAGACTTATCTATTGATTTAGGTTTTATTTCCCATTCAGGTCTTAAAACCAAAGCCTCTTGCAAGTTTTCAGCAATACCAGCTGAAGCTTTTGTTTTGTCGTCATTCATGATAACCTCTTTGTTAGTATTCATGAAAAGATATATAATCATTTTCATGGGATATGCAAGTAATTAATAAAATAGGATAATATAGGACTATGAAATACATTTTAATACTTCATCTTTGCAGCATGATCACAGGCAAATGCGTGGAACCATATATACCTGGATATCAGTTTAAAACACATTATGATTGTGCAATTGCAGGATATGCCCTATCCCAAAGAAGCTTAAAAGAGCTAGCAAATGATGAATTTTATGGTCTAGATATGATAAATAAAGAAAAATTAGCCATTAAATTTGAGTGTAAACCTCTTGACAACGCTTAGTATTGCAATAACTACCCTTTTTGATATATAATACCACATGAAGCTATATCGCGTCCAAGCAAACTATAAAAATATATATGTTAATGAGATGCTTGAGGCTGAGAACGATAAGGCCGCTCTTGAGACGTTTGTTAAGAAAGTTGACTCAGGAGATGTAACAGAACATGAAGGTGCTGGATTTCATAATCCTGATTTTCTGTTCATAACTTTCGAGGAGGTTGACCGAGATGCAACTACAAAAGTTAATATCGGAAAAACTTCAGTTGGAGTCCAAGTGGGCACAACAAGCGTTGGAACAGGGTAGAGTTACAACGGATATGAAGTGGATCGATATAAAGATCAAAGATCTAAAAACTAAGATCAATGATCAAAGTGTTGAAGACGCGAAAGCTGGTCTTTACGATATCGCTAGTTAAAAA